GCCGAGGAAGCACCGCTGTTACGAATAGGAAGTGCGCTAATAGAAATTCCTGCATAATTTTGGCTTGTTCCAGAATTGTTCTCATAGAAGAAATTTTTGAAGTTATGCCCTAGACGCTCGTTATGAGCAAAGATAGTTTGTCGGGAATATTGCTGCCCGCTATCTCCAGAGTAAAACCAATGGGCGTCGTTGCTCGTAGCGTTCGCAGTTTGGTCAGGACGTCCGTCTCCTAACACCATATTCCATGCTTGAAGAATAGAACTGGCATCAGACAGCCTATTATAATAATTGCCATTAGGCCCAGAACTTGACCAAAGACCTGTTGAGTAAAGGTTCTGTCTTTGAGAAGAGCTAATAACCATGCCCACTGAGAGAACATTGTCGGAAGCGACAGTGCTAGGTACGGGGACTGTTACCCATGATGAGGCGCCAGAACCATTTGCTATAAGATACTGGCCGTTAGTGCCATCTGCAGCAGGAAGTCCTGTCGGGCCAAAAGATAAAACTCCAGAAGTAGAACCAACCATCGGCTGATTATTTACTGTTGCGTCTGTTGTCGGCAGCGTTAAAGCGTCACCACCGTTTTTCTGTATTTCGTCTACAATTAACTTAGACATATTTTAGCTCCTTGGTAATCTATTAGTGGTGATAATTTATTAAAATCATCCAGCATTATGATAAAAAGTTTAACTAGGTTTTACGGGCCAATCAGAGTCTTCTAACAAGGGGAAATTATTAAGACCAGTAATGTCGCGAAGCGCCTGACGATATGTTGCCCATTCTTCAGACATAGAGTTATCGCTTAATGCCATCCAGTCACTTTCAGCAAGTTTAGAATTACGGGTCATCCGAACAACATCTGAATTATTTTGCAGCTCAAACGCCGCTGCATTTTCTGCCTGAGTTTCTGGAGAAATGTAATCAACAGAAAGCTCCTCAAAACGTGAGATATAGCTTTCGGCTTGTTTTTGCGCTTCGCCTGGCGAGGTAAATACTTTTTGTGTAGATAAATCATACGCAGGCAATTGCATCATCTTTGTTGGAGATTCCTCATCATCAGTGAGGACGGCAGTAAAATTTTCATTAACCGTTATGTGCATTATGCTTTCCTCACTAAGCCCATAAAGTTCCAATAACTTGAAGTACCGCAGCCGATAACATCCCCAGCATAAAAATTCACAGGGTACGCCCGATTTCCATAAGTAGTGTTATTAAAAAGCGGCAAAGTAAGCCCATTGACCGTAAGGTAGACATTGCTGCTGCTGTTGGTCATGACTATGTAACCCTCAAAATAACTATTTTCAGGGACGGTATAAATCGTTGTGTTGGCGTTACCATTATCAACGGCTATCGCGACTGACCCGATTACATCTCCTCTAGCAAGAGGAATCTCTACCACGCCCCCTGAAGATGCCACATCCAATGTCGGTTGATTTATAAGCATAATAATTTCCTTCTAAATAATTTATGTGGCTTCTACACCGCTAGCTAAAATCCTGTGGTTTAATTTTCTGGCTTTAGTTTTAGTTGATTGATGCTTGCCGCCCACAAAAACATTGTTACTGCTGCCAATTGAAACAACAGCCGTTGTAAGGGTTTGTGTGTATTGACTAGGTGTGTTGTCGTGATCAATGGGGTTTGTATTAATTATCATGGACATATTATAAGAACCATTGTTTACCCAAATGATTCCTGGAGCTAGAGAAACAACTGTATTACCGTTCGTTGTTGTCGGGTTAGTAGGAAATATAGAATTCTGATTTGAGTAACCGCCTGTATCAAAATTCCAAACTTGGATAGTTTGATCTGCATGCATAACAACAAAAGTTTTTCCATGAATATTTGTATTTATCACTCCCCCCAAAAATTCACTTTGGCCCAAATTTCCCAGACTCTTGACCCCAAATTCTCCTGTCACTAAATCAACACTATGGGTGGTGTTACTGCTTCCGAGCGGCCTGTAGTAAAGATAACCATCATAAACATCTATCCACCCTTTATTTGAATTGGTGTATGTATCTGCGCCAGTGGTTGTAAGGTCGGTTGCCGCCTGCATCGTTACATGATTAAATCTTTTTAAATAAGTCTGCGTACCGCTTGGTTTTCCGTAACAATAGGTATCGTCCACACCCATTCCGTAACAGGTTACACCCCAACTGTGATTAACCAAGACAGCACCATCTTCTCCAAGAATTATTAACTCGCTCCCTGTGGTATAAGCGTATTTTTTAATTTCATTTGACGTAAAACAGCAGCCAGAATATCCGGTAATGGACCCATCGGATACGACTGATGCAGCCACACTATTTTCAAGAAGCGTAGTCGCTCCCGTTGTCTCTGGAGAAGTTGAGTTCATAGCTAAAGTAACTACTCTTGGTTTAGACTCAGTGCGCTCTAAATAGACCAATTGAACTAAGCCATAATCAGTTAGTAAAGCCTCCGCTTCAACCTCAAGAGTGACCGAAGAGTTTTCGCCCACAATTTGAGATCCGGTTAAGCGCATTGGAGTGCTAGCAACATTATAGCCGCTCAAATTAACAGTCGGCCCTTGCTTAACTCCATCTACTTGTAAGGTGGTTGGGTATTTATAAAACCCTGCGTCGGCTGAAGTTAAGTTAGTTATCTCAAGTTGAACATCCTTTAACACGGCTCTTGTATTTTCGTCCGTGGTAGTTATAGGAATCGACACAGCCGACAGTGAATCTTCTTGCGTAACATTTGCGTTTTTGAAAACCTTTAATTTGTCAGCCATAATTTTCTCCTAAAATTGATACTTAAACTGGGTCGCATAAGACTGAGCAGGTACTGAGCCAGATGAGCCGTCCGCAGGCGCTATGCCTACACCTTGAATAATCACGCCAGAATCCACAGTTATAGTCGCGGGATCCGCAATATAACCGACCTTATAAAATACTTGCGATGATGTAAGAGTTTGTGTGGAAAGGTAGTAATCAGTAATAGCGCCAATGGCTGTCGGCTCCACTATTTGCAGAGCATTTGAGCCTGAAAATATCTGCCATGTTCCCGTAATCGCCAGATTAGAAGGCGCTATTTCATAGATATTTTGAACAACATAATCTTCCCCAGATGAGCCAGCCTCAACAATATCTGTCCTTCCTGATGCTACTGACTGCCAGGCTAGCGCGCTGCCATTTGTTCCTAGTAATTTTCCTTCCTGACCTGCCTGGCTTGGGATTTCGTCTGGGACAGACTCCCAAGACATAGCGGAGCCAGTGGACTTTAGAAATTTATTTGCTTGGCCGTTGAAATTAGGCGCATCTGTAATCTGCGCCCAGTCCACACTGGTTGCTATGTCGGCAGAGTTTTGCCACGCAGACCCGTTGTAAATGCGCAGCCGATTTACCGATGTGCTGAAATACAAAGCACCCGTTACAAGAGCCTGGCCCTGATTGTCTAAGCTAGGGTCTGCCGATTTCTGGCCTAGATACGACTCACTAAATTCAGTAAATGATGCCGCCGATGACGTAGCAGAACCTGCTGCTGCCGTTTCAGAGCTTGCCGCTGCACTGGCGCTTGCTGCTGATGCAGCAGTGGCCGTTACTACCGCCGCATTAACCGCCGCTGCTCCGGTTGCTGCACTGGACGCGGAGGCCGTTGCTGAGGCTGCCGCTGCGTTAGCCAAAGTAGTCGTTGCAGCAATAGCGTCGTTTTTAATAGTTGTCGTTGCAGCAATAGCGTCGTTTTTAATAGTTGTCGTTGTTGCGACCGCTTCATCCCTGACGGCAGTTGTTGCGGCTAGGCTTGCCGCAAGATAAGGCTGGATATGTGCAAGGGCAGCAGCCTCGGCGGCTGTGATGATCGTTGTTTCAGCATAAAGCTTCGTTACGGCATGAGTAGCTGCTGTTGGGGTGCCAACAGGAACGGGAGCAGAAAAGCCTTTCTGCCCTGTGCCAAGAGGGTCAGGCAATAAATCAAAGCCAGCAACGGCATTACTGTAACGAATGTTGATGTCCGAAGACCTAGCAAGCTCGCCGGGGAATAAGTCGGTTTCATCTGGGATGTATAAATTTGTCATCGTTTAAGCCTCCGAGGGGAATAATGGAGGGTCACTCCGTGTACAATATGGACTGCGTTTTCTGAGCCTTCTGTTGCAACATAGACACCCATGTTCACGCCTGTCACAGAAACCCTTACTTTTGCATCGTTCGAGTAAGTTGTATCCCATCTAAAATTGTCCCAAAACTGAACGTCATACAAAGAACCTGGTGCTGGATAAAGATCCAAAGACACGCCCCTCGAAGAGTCTCCCAAACCGTAGTCAGTCGTTGCGCGAACAGCCACTTGTATCGGGACTTCCCCCTCAACTCTGATGTCTGGCTGAACTAACCTGAATCGTTTATTGACTGTTGAACCCGCATAAGCGGTGAAGTTAGTAAGAAGAAAGGCATAAATGTTTGCCGTACCAAAACGATAACCAGTATCCATCTTGAATACTTTTCCATCGTCAGAGCCAAACACGCTTAATTCTTCCGTCTGCTCGTCTACCGAAGAGGAGATGCATCGAACCTCATCAGGGAATTCTGTTTTAGTAACGCCAATTAGTTGCGGTCCAGCGAACGTAAAATACAACCCATGCCTGCCATTAAATAACCGATACTGGTTAGACGTTCTATTTACTACGCTTAGCGGATTGGCTCTAAAAGACTGAATTAGCGTTGCTACTTTTTGAGATAAAGAGGCGTAAGCAAAATTACCAAATTGCTGGGCAGCAGAAAGGCTCATCAACCCTTGTCTATCGAACCCTACAACCTGGCCTCCAATCGCTTCAAGCGTGTCGGCATAAGAACCAGCCTTGTTTAAGTCTTCGAGTTGCCAGTCTAGCGAAGATGACCCGTAGAGCGTTTTAGTCGAATCCTCGCAGCCCACAATCAAGGCGCTAGCGTGCTCTCGAAGATTTGTAATCGTGTCGCCTACGGCTATTTCAACAGCCCCAGTATTAGCTGAAAACGATAGAGGGTCGCCAATCGAAGAACTGACCAAAGATGACTCGACCGCAACAAAGAGATGGTATTTGTATCCAACGACTAACGCAGGATTATCTGTGCCTGCACCAGTAGTTATCTCGGCGAATGCAGTGCCGTCGAACTGATTGGCTTTATCAATCCCGTTTACAATAAACATTTTTTCTTGAGCGTCTTGCCCTTGGAAATTGTAATTACAAAACCGGAATTTCCCGCCAACACTCCACGTTTTACTGCTATCTGGCTCCACCCAGCCAGTGCCTGTGGCTTTGTACATTCGGGCGTTTGTTCCGTCTTCTCTTAAAGCGTAGACGCTTCCCTTATACATATGAACGCCAACAATAGGCCCACTACCTGGAACCGCTTGTGAAGCAGTAGCCTGTCCATCGAAAAGCGTATAGCCGTAAATTCTTCGATACCCGCCATTCGGCAGGCATTCGTAGTTTGAGACATCAACCAATTCACCAGGCTGCATCGCCAGAGGCGGAGCTTCCTGATTAAGCCCACCAACTGCGGGGAAGTAGTCTAAGTTTATAGGCATGAACTACTCCGCTAGGCCAAGGTTGCAGGCGCACTGAGTGCGGGCAATTGATCTCTATGAAGATCTGCAAGCATTGCCTCAAAGTAGCCAATAGCTTTTCTTTCTAGCTCAGGAGCCTCATCAAACAGGGCGTATGACTTGAGAGCCTGATAAACAATCAGTGCGTGATATCTATCGGGAAGACCAGGTATTGAGGTGTTTTCGGTGAAAGATACTGGCTTAGAATAATAGTGGTAGGTAATGGTTTTATTTTCAGTAGGCTTGGCATTAAACAAAAGCACCCCGTCTGGACGAACTGTGTAGACGGCGGGATTGCCTGCTGATATGACTCGATAATCATCTGCAAAATCGTCGAAGCTAAGATACTCCAGATAAGTTTGACCCAGAGATACTCGCTTAATGCTTTCCACAGTAGACGGGAGAGTTACTGTGTTAGTGTTTGCCACTAACGATCCAGTACCCTCCCCCCACATCCAATGCCAATTAGTGCGCATGGATTGTATGTTTAGCCACGCATCGTTAATCCAAAAAATAATACGACCATAGTCACCAACCTGTCCTGCTGTATTGGCAGGGCCAGAGTCAGCAATTCCTGTTTCCTGAACTAATCTCTGGCAAAGTTGTAAGTAATTCATAGTCATCTCTACTCATAACGGGTTAAACGCGGGTAATAACTTTAGCTTTCTACCCTGAATGGATAGGTTGGTATCTTTTTGCTTTGACCAGTCTTTGCATTAACCACAACTTGCTGCGCATCATTAAGAACTGCGACAACCTCAGGTGGCACGGCGACAGGCTCCCCTCGTCGAATTCTGTAAGACCTTCCGTTGACGCCAACAAACGCTGGCTGCGTGTCTTGCTCGTCTTCAGCTATAACAATAGTTACCCAGTCTTTCTTTCTGCCAAGGTCTTCATCTTGCCTGCTAGCTTCGGCAGCCGTAGGCTGAATCTCTACTGCGGCTTTGATCTTTGTTCTCAGCGTGTCTATGCTGACGTTTCCTCTAACCACAATCCCCAGTATCCGCGCCTGCTCTTGCAGCTCGTCCATGGAAAGGTTGTATAGGTTTGGTTCTGACATTTGTCACTCCTGCGGCCCAAGGGCGGCTAAATTTAGGTATAAAAAAAGAGGGCCGAAGCCCCCTTTCAAGTTACTGCTCTTGCTTCTACAAGGCTGTTGCTGCGCACTCTAGGCGAGCCATCCAAGCCTGGTTTGCAATGAAAGACTTGTGATAAGTCTTCCAGCCGACCATGCCCTTTTGACCCAGAGGATCGGACTTGTCGAGCTGACCAGGATTGATGATGGACGGAGATATAGCCTCAGCACCTTTTAGTGCAACGTGACCGTAGGCATCCTTTGCGACATAGACAACAGGGTAAACATCAGCAGATGTACCGCCTGTTGAAACCATCGCGCCTTTAGCACCGCCAGCATTAGGTATTGAGCTAAGAACAGGAGTGAGGAGATAACGAACGTCCTCAACCTTGCCTATCTCGTAAGGTAGCGCCTGCATTGATCCGTACTTCTCAGTAGGCGTGAAACCAGCAAGCTCACGGATATCTGACTCGAGGTCAGTGTGAGCGAAGGCGATGTACGCAGGTGCGACAGCCTCTGTTCCATACTTAACTGAAGAGGAGATCATTGAAGTGATCTTCTTGCCACGCTCACCCTTGATCTGACGAGTAATGCCTCGCTGTTTTTCAAGAGTGATTGCAGTGTTTACCGCGCTACGAGCTGAACCATTGTTGTAGAACACGTTAGTGCCACCCTGGATAACTCCCCACATGAGAGTTTCAATGGTTTCACCAGCTTGCTCACCGCAAAGCATTGCAGCATCTTTCAATACAGGATCTTCAGCCAGATCAGCAACAACGTCAGTAATCTCAACTACGTTGCCGAATTGGCTTAGAGTGACTGTTACGTCCTCGTATGAAAGCGCCTGTGAAGTAGGCGTTGTACCTTCGGTTAAAGGTGTTGTTGCCACAGCAAGAGGAACAGGGCGACGGAACTTAATGACGTTCGCTTTGTTCTTTGGCATAGGCTTAGTCATGCCGAACTTGGCTAGACATAGGATAGGCTCAGCGTGAGCCAACATTTCTTTTGCCGCATAAGCAGTAGTGCGTTGCGACAGACCTGCGTAGGTAGTGATAGCCATTGGAAATTCTCCTTCCGAGTTATGATTGGCATCTTGATAAAAGTAAATTACCGATCACCTTCTCAGAGTGAGGAACCTGTTGGCTTTGCGGCGTTAGCGGCAATGCCTCGAGTACGTCAATCTTTGTTTGGTGTCGTTAGTGGCAGCTCTGCCCCGCTAGCGAGAAGCGAAGAAATCAAATGCGGCCTCGAAGTCATCTTCGGGCGGCAAATTACTCTTCGATCTTCCTCCGCGTGAGGGAACGGTCTGTCCTTGCCGAAGCTGCTTCTCTCGTCGCTGCCTCAGCTCTGAGGTCGCCTGAAGTCCAGGTGACACATCATTCTTGTAAGCTCGCAGTAGATAGGCTGCATCGCCTGCCTGCTCGCTCTGTATCATTTCTTGAATCGGGTGAGGCTGAGTAGCCACCCAGCTTTTAAACTCCCCTGACTTTGCTACCTCTCGATAATCTGGGTGCTCTTTTTCAAGCATCACAAATTGTTGATCGATATAGGATTTACGCGCTTGTTCTTGTATGGGCTGTAGCTCGCCCCTCACCCTGTTTAGCTCAGCCCTATGTTCGTTGGCTTGCTTCTCAAATAAAGACTTCACCCCTTCTGCAATGTCAGGGTAATCCTCAGCAACCAGCTTCCAGCTATTGTCGGCAGCGGCTGTTGATGGGGAGGAGCTTTGTTGCAGCTTCTCTATCGTTTGTTGTTGCTGCTTAAGCTGCCTTTGGTAAGCGTGCTGCCTGCCTAAATCTGAGTTGTATCGGTGTTGCCATTGCTGGAGTTCGTCTTGTGCGGCACTTAGCTGCTCTTCGACGGACAGTGCTGGCTCCTTAGACTCTTCCTCTAGTACGAGGGCTTGCCCTTCTTCTTCTTGCCCATCGTCATCTACCTCATCATCAAAAGTTTCAAGAGTGTCTTCGGATGAAGTGCTTTCACCCTCCGCAAGCTCATCGAAAGCGTCGTTAAAGGATTGCTCTTCATTTTCTTCAGACATAAAAACCCCAAGCGGCTCTTAACGAGCGGCCAATTAGTAATTCAAGGAATGGTGTTATGCGGGTTCGCTTTGGCGTCCCAGTGTTTCGAGTTTCTCTAAGAGGGCCAACGCCCCGCGCTGTCTCTCAGAATCGCGATCGGCTATTAGGTAATCAATCGCGTTATCTTTCTCTTGCTCAATAAACTTTTCTACGGCCTTCCAGGTCAGTGAATGCGCATCAATACTCATTAGAATGTGTCAAAGCTGTTGGCGATGTTCTGAGCCTTCAGCTGAGCCTCTGTGAGCTTCACGTTCGTTTGGGCTGCCGCCTTATCCCTTTCAGTTTTATTGCGCTCCTGGGCCGTTGCATAGCCTGTCTGACGCACTCTCTCACTGATCTGGTACTTACTTGTAAGATGCGACATATCCATGCGCTCTTTCTGCGCCATCTTGTCGCGTTCTAGCTGGTGGTCGAGCGCCATCTCTTGGCCTGACTGCTGCAAGACGGCTGCCTTATACTGCGCATCCAGCTGTATCTTCTGCTGCTCTATCTGCAATCTAGCTTGGGCTAACTCAGCCTCTAGCTGAAGCCTTTGCATGGCAGGGTCAGGCATACCCTGGGCTGCGGCTTCTTGCGCCATGGCTTCTCTTTCCGCAATCTCAGTTTGACTGATAGTGATTTGGTCGTAAGGAAGCTCAAGGGATTTGGCGATCTCTCTATCCAGCTCAGCCCAGTCTCTTCTTTTGAAGTATTCAGGGTTTTGCATGGAGATGTTTGAGTAGATCATGAGGTTCTCTTGCTGCTTCTCACGAACCAGGAGAGCGCCAGAGCCACGAGCCTCAATGCTGAAGTCGCCCTTCACTTCCGCTCTTTCACTAAACTGCATATTCCAGTCATAGAAGCGCGTGATAAGTGGTCGAGTTATATCGTCGTCCCAGTTCTTAACAGCCTTGCGTAGAACAATGTTTGAGCTGTTCATGAGCATTGCCATGCCAGAGCTTGTCTTCGTCATGCTTGGAGACATCTCGCCTTGTGCTATCAAGGGAAGATTGGTCTCTTCGTCGGCAAGCTGGCGGGCCATACTGAAAATGTTTCCAAGCTCAGTTTGGTGACTAGGTGTGGAGAACGAGGCGAAAGCTTCTTGAACGGATCGTGTTTTATCAACCAGGTTCCAGACCTTCTTAGGGGCCATCTCCCAACTGCCATCAGCAGGCGATATGATCTCTTTGTTGACCACTATCTGATCAGCGACCGATAACCCTGCGTTGTCCATCATCATTCGCCAGGAGGCGTTAATGACCTTCTGAGGGTTCCTCATTAAGCAAGGGACACCAAAGCCAAAAATCGATGACTCATCCTTTTCCCAATTGAACGCCGAGAAGGGGCGCTCATCTGAGTCCATAGGATTCAAGGCCACCTTCAGAACATGGTTGCCCGAGAAGAACACAGTCGCCTCGATCTCATCGTCAAGCTCATCAGTTTCAATGGAGCCGTATTCGTCCTCTTCGGTTAACGCCATTGCGTCAATTAGCTCAGACTTCGAGATCGGGCCGTGATATTCCCAGATCTCATACCTATTGCCTTCGCCTACCGTGTTAATGCCAGTAATGTTTCTGATATCGTCGGTAAAGTCTTTGGCAATCAGAGAGGTTTTAACGCCACCCCTGACCACTTCCTTGAGCTGCGATACCAAGATGCCTGGTAACTTTGCCATGTCACGAAGCTGCTTCTTAGAGAGCCTGCGTCTTTCAAAAACAAACTCCGCTTCAGCTATCGTTCGAGCAGACATATCAGGGAAAAAGTCCCAGGGATCTACCCGCTCGACTGTAGGCGCTAGAGATTCAACGATCTGAAGAACGCTCATACCATCAGGCATCATGTCCCATCGCTTCTTTGTCCGACCTATGATTATCGGACCTTTAATGATCGCTGTGCCTAATTGACAGGCATCATGGATCACATCTCTAGCCTTAATATGGTATCGAGACTCAACAAGCTGGTCATCGATGACAACCTGCATCATCTGCGAAGCCTGCTCTGCCTGCGACTGGATTTGGCGAGCCATCTCAATGGGGCCAACCTCTTCAGTCGTTTGAGGATCTTTCTCTGCTATAGCGTTAAGCTCCGGGACAGGTGTCGGATATATACCGAAGTTCCTGTCATCCGTCGGAAAGAGCATATCCTGCAACCGCGCTTCCGCAGCATTGGTCTTATTGCGCGTGATATTAACGAATACCCTGGAGCCTTTAGAGCGAGACAGCTCCGCAGCCTCATCAGCCGCATACTCGCCGTGATACTGGCGAAGATCATCAAGCCATCGTTGTTCTATCTGGCTGCGCTTACCAACCTGCTCAGTCGCCAGCCTGTTTAATCGAGACGCAAAAACGTGCAGGCGCTCTGCTATTTCTAGCTCGAACTCCTCGTCCATGCCTTCGATGTTAGTGCTATCAACTGCTTGCATAGTTTTACCCTTAATATCCAGCGACCTTATCCACCACCGACGACCTTGCTACCACTTCATCACGAGCCACGCGCAAAGGTTCTGCGAAAGTAAGCGCAAGTGCGTCAGCACAATCCGTGGACCTCATCCCTCTTTTCTTCATGTCATCTTTACTCTCAAGCTTTCTTCTGGCCTGGGAGTCGTATTTGTAAAATGGCGCGCATAGATCACTGTGTAGATCATCTCTATCAGGGATCATTACCGGCATATCACCGTCGAGCCAGTCGCGCAGGTTCCACCACATCTCGGCTCGCCTGTTAATGAATCGCTCAGGATCTAATGACGAGCCCCCGAAGTTAATCGGCACAACCACATCACCGTGTCCTAGCTCAAGCAGGCGATCGACAACACCAGCACCCAAACCACCAACATCAATAGCAACCTGCGCTGGTCGTTCGTTTTTAATGATGGCGTTGACCAGTCCGGCCACCTCCATTGTCGAAGTTTTGTCATATGTCACCAGGTCGTAGGCTGATCGGCCCCTACGTTTAATGATGGCCGTTCTGTCGTCGCCAAAGCGCGCAGGGTCTACGCCAACAATTAATGGGCCGTGAGCCAGTACCTTCGCTTGTCGTGCCTGCATGACCGTCTCTGGCCGAATCAGGCTATCCCCGCCGGAAACCTGGAAGGCTTCCTGCGCAGTCATTGGGTACTCTTGCCTGAATGCAAACAAACCATCGCCGCCATCAGCGGATAACTCGGCAATCTTTGAACGCCTAAATGCCAGCTGCTCGTTATCTAATCCAAACAGCTCTACGATCTTTTCCTCTTCAGGTGAGCGCGAGACACCAAGGCCACTCTTGCGGTACTCAGGCTGCCAGAACCAAGGAACAAAGATCGCCTGGAAAGGGCCGTCTCCGGCTTCCGCTCTCTGCCATTGCTGATAGAAGTAATTGCCTATTCCGTTAGCCGTAGACTCCAGAATGATCTCTGTATCATCCTCATCTGGAACCGCTTGTAGGATTCCCTTTGCGTGCTCTGCCGCATTCGGCCAGTACGCCACCTCAGACCCGTGAAAGTATTGGATCGTCGTGCCTCGGCCTACAGACTTGTTGCCTGCCGTGCCAACCTTGTAACCGCTATCTAGCTTGCTAAAGATCAGCTCTTTGGCGTTGCTGGCCCCGGTCATGGGCTTCACGAAGTCAGGCGCTAGTTCGTGATATCTCTCAACCATCTCAAACAGTGCAGACGTCGAGTCAGCCTCGTGGGTAAGGATGAACGCTCTCACGCCACTGCGATGGGTTGTCTTCCAGTAGAGCCTGCCTTCAGCGTAAGTCGATACGCCCTGTTGCCGCCCCTTGAGGACAATGGCCCTAACCTTCCCGGTCTCAGTCTTCTGCCGCTCTATGCAAGCGTGAATAAACTGCTGAGCCTTGTTTAGCTCAAACGCTTTTGTTTCCCCGGATTTAGACCTGACCCGCAGGCAGTTGCGCGCATAAAAAGGGAAATCATCTCGCAGTCTTAACCGTGTTATTTCAAGCTCGTGAGCCATTCTTCTTGGGATATCCCTGTGATAGCGGCTCTCACCTCAGTTGATGCCAGTCGGGCATGAACATAAGGCGCAGCGGCTTTAGCGGCTTCCACTCTCAAGCGGATGTCTTCTGATTCGTTTTGATAGATCGATGCGAGATAGTCGAGAGGACTTAGCTTTCCCTTTTCCGTCAGCCTTGCCACCTGAGCCTTCGAGGCTTTGCTGTAGCTGCCCTTGGGCCTTCCTCGCTTCTTAGGCGCTTCGTCTTCCATCAGCTCTACCGTACCTGCCTTTGCAATTGCGCCCTTTCCAGTAAACCCATGCTTTGGGGCGCTTGGCGAGTACCCATATTGTCTCTAGCTTGTGCAGCAAGATCGGCTTGCTGAGTGCTTGACCCAGCCATTGCTCGCTCTTGCGCCGCTCCAGCCACAGTTAGCTGAGGATTAGGCAGCCTGTTTATACCGCCCATGCCAAGATTAGGATTGACCGCCAAACCAGCAGGTTGTGACAACGGTTGATTGGTTGGCGTAAGGTTCTGTCGGGCCTGATTGACCAGGTAATTATTCCCTGTATTCACTTTACCCATTGGGGCCACAGGGGCTTCGCCTGGGTTCGCCCGAGGTGCTACAGGTCTGTAATCGGCCATCCTAATTTGCTCCTACGAGCTGTCGCTCAATAAGCTTGTCGAGCTTCGTGCCTATGATCTGTAAGTCAGCTCTAACCTCATCGCGCATTAACTGCCGCTCTTGGCGCTCTTGTGAGAGATGTTCTCGATACTCGGCGTTTAGTGTGGTGAGATCTGCGCGGAAGTGCTCCAC